GATAGCGCAACTGCTGCGGCGCCCGAATGAGTGGCAAAGCGAACACGACTACTGGCAGGACGCCGTGAGCTCATATCTGCGCCACGGTCGCTACATCGCGAAAATATCGCGCGGGACGACGGGGCCAATTCGCAGGCTCTATCCGGTCAATCCTGCGCAAGTCGAAGTGAAGCAAAATGTTGACACGCTCGCGGTAACGTTCATGCATCAGGGGCAGGAGTGGCCGTTCGAGAAGGTGCATTTCGTGCGCTGGCCGTCGCGGGATTTCTTTTCCGGCGACTCTCCGGTGAAGGATGTCACGACAACGATTGCGCTCGAGATCGCGGCCGAGGAATACGGTGCTTCGTTCTTCAATAATGGCGCCGTGCCGCTTCTGATCTTCAACTACGCGCAGGGCACCAAGGGCTTTAAGACGCGCGAGGGTGAGAAGCAGTTCATCGAAATGTTCCAGGAAGCATTCTCCGGGAACAAAAGGCACAGGGCGTTTCTGCTTCCGCCGGGGATAGAAACAGGCGATCCGGTGAAAGTCGAGAACGACAAGGCGCAGTTCCTGCAGACGCGGCAATTGCAGCGGACGGTGATTGCAGGCGCGTGGGGCATCCCGCCGTATTACGTCGGCGATCTCACCTCCGGTAAATACGACAACGTGGAGCAGCAGACGGAGGACTTCACGCTCAACGTCATCATGCCGATCGCGCGAGCCTTCGAGTCCGCGATGGAGCGCGACTTTCTCACGCCGGCCGACCGTAATGCCGGGCTGATCATCCGCTTCAACCTGGATGCCGAGCTGCGCGCGTCGTTCATGGATCGTCAGATCGGGCTTGAGAAGCAACTGCATAACGGCGTCATCAATCGAAACGACTGGCGCGAACGCGAAGCGTACCCGCCGCGGACCGACCCTGGCGGCGAAGAGTATCTGCAATCAGTCCAGACGCAGCCGAATGCGCCGCAGAGTGGCGGACAGCCTAAGTCCGAGGAGAAACCCGATGCCGATGCCAATGCCAAACTCCGGCGAGTCTCGTGAAGATTTCCACGCCCGCTGCATGGGTGACGAAATGATGAACGAGGAATTTCCCGACGCCGCGCAGCGCCGCGCCGTGTGTCAAAGGCAGTGGGACGGGATGAAAAACGCCGCTGCTCCCATGCGCCTTACGACGCGCCTGGAAATCAAATCGCTTTCGGCGATGCAATTCGAGGGCCACGGCGCCGTGGCGGGCAATGTCGACTACGGCGGCGACGTCATTCTGCCTGGAGCTTTCCAGCGAACGCTCGCGCGCCACAAGGCCGAGGACACGGTTCCGGCGATGTTCTGGATGCACAACGAGACGCAGGTTCCTGGCAAATGGCTTGATCTGCGCGAGGACGACAAGGGGCTCGCCGTCAAGGGAGAGCTCGCGCCTACGGATCTCGGGAAGGAGATCCACACGCTGCTCAAGATGCAGGCGGTGAGCGGCCTTTCGATCGGATACCTGCCGTTGCCAGGCAGCGTTGAATACGACGATAGCGGCGTGCGGATTCTGAAAGAGGTTGAGCTTTTCGAGGTTTCCATCGTGGCTCTCCCCATGAATCCAAAGGCGCAGATTGCGCATGTGAAGTCTCGTCTTTCCGCGAACGGCGAATACGTGCCGCGCGAGGACGAGGTCGCCGATCTCAAACGTGCGCTTGAGCGCTTTCTGCGCGACAAAGGTTTCAGCAAAAAGCTGGCGATACATTACGCCAGCAACCTATTCAACGGAGCCGGCGCGATGCCGGAGCCGAAGAACGATCACGGCGGGACGCCGGCGGTCAACCGCGAATCCAAAGGTGAGACACCGGAGGAGATCGAGGTGAATGCTGGTCTAAGCGACTTTCGCGCGAGGCAAACGCTGTACGAGTTGGATAAACGCCTCAAGCGTTACATGCGCTGACCAGAATCCGGCAGTTCAACCGACGAGGCCCGAATGGGCCTTTTTTATTGGGAGTTGAAAAGTGGCGAACGAAATCCTCCAGAAAATCGACGAGTTCGGCGAAGCCGTTGTGCAGATGCGCAAGGCGAACGACGAAAGCCTCGCCGAGATGAAGAAGGGCAACGAGGCCCGCGCGAAGGAACTGGAAATCCAGTCCGACCGCTGGAACAAGAAGATCGACGAGCTCGTGAAGCTGACGGGTGCGCTCAACCGGGAGAACGAGGCGCAGAAAACGCGCATCGAACTCCTGGAAGCGCTTGCCGAGCGCCCGAAGGGCACGCAGACGGAGCAAGTGCAGCAGAAGCACGCGCAGACGTTCGTCAAGTTCCTGCGCAGCGGCTTCAAGGACCAGTCGCTCGAGGCCGAATGCAAGGCGCTCCACAAGCAGGCGATCGAGGCCGAAACCAAGGCGAACGAGGTGCTGTCGGGCACCGCGCTCCAGGGCGGCAATGCCGTGCCGAAGATCCTGTCCTCGGCGATCGAGACGCTGGTGCTCAAGCAGTCGGACATCCTGCCGGAAGTGAACCGGGTCATGGCTGGAAGCCCGGACTACAACGAACTCGTGACGATCGCCGGCGCGAACGGCGGGTGGGTAGCGGAGACCGGAACGCGCAGCCAATCGCGCGCGCCGAATCTGCGCAAGGTGACGATTACCCACGGCGAGCTGTACGCCTTCCCGCGGGCGAGCAACTGGTCGCTCGAGGATCTTTTCTTCGATGTGGTCGGCTGGCTCACGCAGGACGTGGCGGACACGATGGCAGTTTCCATCTCGACCGCGATCCACTCCGGCAGCGGTTCATCTCAACCGACCGGCATGGTGAACACCACGCCGACGAACGTCGACGACTACGCGTCACCGATGCGCGCTGCTGCGGTGTACGAGTACATCGCCACGGGCTCTTCGCCGATCACTACCGAGCCGTCGATCGACGACTTGATCGACCTCCAGGTGGCGGTGCGGCGCCCGTATCAGCCGAACGCCAAGTGGGCGATGAACTCGATCACGGTGGGCAAGCTGCGGCAGAAGAAAACCACGGATGGCTTTTATCTGTGGCAGCCAAGCGTGCAAGCCGGGGTGCCTGACACTCTGCTCGGCAAGCCCGTGATCATCTGGGAGGACATGGCGAACTACGCCGGCTCCGCGTTGCCGATCGCTTACGGAGATTTCCGCCGCGCGTACACCTACGCGACCATCGGCGGGATGTCGATGATTCGCGATAACGTGACCGTGCCGGGGTTCACCAACTTCCTTACGGCGCAGCGTGCGGGTGGCATTCCGAGAAACAACGACGCTGTGAAGTTCCTGAAACAGATCGCGTCGTAAGCAGTTCCTTGAAGGACGGCGGGCCGGCTCATCACCGGCTCGCCTTTTTCATGCTCACGCATTACGAGAACAAGGCAGGGCCGAGAGTTTCGGCCAGGCCGCAAACGTGGTTCATCGTCGCGTCGGGGCCATCGCTTACACGCGAAGATGTAGACAGCATCAGGGGCCAGCGCGTGATGGTCATCAACGACAATTTTCTCCTCGCGCCGTGGTCCGACGTGCTCTATGCAAGCGACGGGCAATGGTGGGAATGGCACGCCGAGCGCGTGAAGTCGTTCAAAGGGCGGAAGTTCACGCAGGATGAAGGGGCCGCGAAGCGCTACGGGCTGGAGTATGTCCGCGGCCGGGATGCCGACGGGATTTCACGCGACCAGGCGGTGATACACACCGGCGCCAATTCTGGCGTTGCCGCGATCAACCTCGCGGTGATGAGGTTCAGCGCGCGCCGAATCGTTTTGCTTGGCTTTGACATGCAGGCTACCGGCGGCAAGGCGCACTGGTTCGGCGAGCATGCCTGGATTCAACGCGACCCGGCGGAAGGGACGTGGCATAGGTGGCTCAGGCGCTATCAGGTGGTCGCCGATGATGCGCGCGATATGGGCATCGAGATCATCAACGCAACGAGGGAGACTGCGCTGCGATGCTTCCCGCGCGTGCCGCTTGCATCCTTGCTACCGGCCCTAGTCTGACGCCGGAGGTTATCGCGGCAGCGCGCCGCGGGCGCGCGCTTGGCGCATGGGCACTTTTCGGCATAAATCACGTTTACCGTGACGTGCCGGAGCTTGACACGTTTCTCGCATGCAACGTCCAGTATTACGAAACTCAGTGGGCGCGCGGGCTCCGTGAGCATCGCGCCGAGAAATGGATTGCGGTAGACGAGAAGCAGCCGGAGCGCTTCAGGGCGGCGATGAAATTCGGGCTTAACGTGATCGCTGGCGAGTGGGGCGATGGCTTCAGCAAAGATCCATGCCGCCTTCATTACGGCCATTCGTCAGGTTTTCAAGTGCCGCAGCTCGCTGTTCACGCAGGCTTTCGGCGCCTGCTGCTGTGCGGCTATGACATGCGCTATGCGGCGGATTACGACGGCAGGAACCAGCGCATCGGCTCCTCACCGAGACATTATTTCGGCAACGGCGAATACGAGGACGCGGCGCTGAATCACTGGCCGTCGGTGAAGGTCAAGCACGGCGTGCACATTGAGCTGATCGAGCAGTTTGAGAAGGTCAAGCGGTTGAACACCGACTTAGAAATCATCAACTGCTCGCCGGGCTCGGCAATGGCCTGTTTTCCCATGTCGACGCTTGAGGAACAACTGGACCTATGGGCGACGTCATCAGCGATCCGGAAAAGTTTCGCCTCGGCTGGATAGGAGGGAAGCCAGAGACGCCGTGCGGCTACGGCTCGACCATGGCTGCGACTCGCTCGCAGCGGCACTGGATTCCCACGGTGATCGACTTCTACCGGATCAGGACTATCGTGGACGTGGGCGCCGGCGACATGAACTGGATCAGGCACACGGACCTACGCGGGGCGCAGTACACGCCGCTCGATCTCGTGCCACGGCTGCCGGAGGTGAAGGAATTCAACCTGCTGCTCGAGGTTCCGCCTGCGGCCGATCTGCTGATCTGCCTGTGGGTACTGAACCATCTTCCATACGATGATTGCCGGAAGGCAATCGCGAACCTGAAGGCAAGCGGCTCGAGGCTTTTGCTGATGACCGACCGGCCGCGCTGGCACCACGAGCAGCCGCCGGAGATTCAGATGGAGTACATCGAGGAGCTTCCGCTGAACGAGAAGGGCGACCGGATTCTGTTGTGTCTGCTCTAACAGTCTGGTCAGTCTGCGTCGGCGAGAAGTATCACCCCGGCTACGTCTACGCGCTGAAAGAGGCGGTAGAGCGGCACTTGAGCGTGCCTCATGTTTTCCGGTGCATCACGGAGCACGAGCTGCCGGGGATTCTGACGGTCAAGCCTCCGGTGCCGTATTGGGGATGGTGGTCTAAGGTCGGATTATTTGCGCCAGGCGTTGCCACTGGCCCGAGCCTGTATTTCGACCTGGACGTGGTGATTACTGGCGCGCTGGATTACATAGCGCGGTACACGGATGGGGTGGTATTCAGTCCTCGGTGATGGCGTGGTGTGGCAACTGGACGGCGCCATACGAGTACATAAAGCCGCAATGGCCGGAGGTTACTGAGCGCTTGTGGGGAGATCAGGAGCTGCTTTGGGAGATGCTTGGCGATCATTGGACGCGCATTACTCGTGGTATTTTCAGCTACAAGTACCACGCGACTAAAGGCCTCCCGAAAGACGCGAGCGTGATCGTCTTCCACGGTCAGCCGAAGCCACACGAAGTCGACGACGAATGGTTGTTGCCATACACCTCAACCCTGCGCAGCCACATCAGCTCGAGCACGGCGAATGGTTCAAGAAAGGCTTTGAGCGCCACGGGCTGAAGGTCGAGATCACGGCGAATCCGTTGAAGTCGGCGGATGTGCACATCGTAAGCGGCCCGCATTACGCAAAGCATTGCTGGCTCGGCCATCCGCGCACGATCCTGCTTGATCGAGCGTACTGGCACGAAGGCGTAAGCGGGCGCTGGGCGAGCATGGATTGGGTAAGCCTTGGCTGGCTGCGCCCTGATGGCGGCCGGGCGTTCAAGGCTGGAGCAGGACGCGAGGCGCCGCGGCTCGAGGAGCGGCCGGCGAGCGGCGGCACGATCTTTCTGGCGGACTACGGCGGCCAGATTGAAGAAGCGGATACCGTGCGGCGGCATCCGTGTGATGAGCAGCCAGCAGAACCTTTGCGCGACGCGCTGCGCCGGCATCGGCGGGCGATCGGATATCAGACGACGGCGCTCGTCGCCGCGGCGCTCGCCGGGCTGGAAATCATCTGCCGTGATGCGCGCAACATTCTCGCCGAGAGCAACTGGCTCGAGCTCTTGCCGTATGCCGACTGGCACGCGGACGAAATTGCAAGCGGAGAAGCCTGGGAGCACTTAATTCAATGAAAAGCGCTCTTACGATGCGCGGCAAGTTGACGACGAAAGTAGTCCGGGCGCGGCCTTGGTGGCGGCGCTTATTCGCCTTCCTCTTTCGGAGGTAGCAACCATGAAGCATCTCAGTATCCCTTGGCCGGGAGGTCGGCGGCTGCACGTTGCTTTGGTCGATGCGCTCATCGAAGGCGCAACCCATCCTGCCGGGCTTAAGTTCGGCTCTAATCTCCGGGCTGATCTATTCCACCGCGGGCGCTGGCAGGGCTTCAGGGATCTGGGTTCTGGCCTAGTGACGAACGTGGGCGTCCTTGCAATGGCGAACGACCACGCCTGGACTCTTTCCGCGACGCCCTCTGCACTTGCGACGCTCAAACTCGCGAACTGGCACGCGAGCGGCAAGGGCACGACTGCAGCGGCTGCAACGGATATCAAACTCGAGACGATCTCGACTGCCGGCGGTCAGACGCCAGTTGCCGGGACGCAAACGCTCGTCAGCGCGGCGAACGACCAGAAGTACCGCACGGTTGCGACGATCGCCTACACCGGCACTGAAGCCGTTACGGAATGGGGACTTCTCACCGACACGTTTGTTTCCGCGACGACCGGCTCGCCGTTCACGGCGGGAAGCGCGACCACGGGCACGGTGACGGGCACGCCGCTCACTGCCTCGGCCGCGCAGGTCCGCGGCGAGCAACAACACATCTTCGAGCGCACCGGCGGCACGAACCTTTCGTGGGGCTTGGTTCTCTCGAACACGACGAGCGTGATCACCGTGCCGGCGTGGTACTTAGTTTCGAGCGGGGCGGCTGGTCAGGCACCCGCGAACGCGGAGGCGTACGTCATCCGGCCCGTTATCTGGGACAGAAAAGTGTTCGCGGCCATAAATGTCGGAAATGGGGACTCCGTGCAGTACACCTATACGCTCACTATTTCGAGCGGCGGCTAGATGGGCTGGCGCGAGCAACTCACAGCGGCGACCGTCGAGATCGAGGAGCTAGAGCGGCAGCTTGCCGCGTCGAAGGCTAACGCCGACGCGCTGGCGATTCTGTTAGCAGCGCGCGATGCCGAAATAGTAGCGCTCAAGGCGCGGATCGCGGAGCTGGAGGCGCAGCCGACCCCGGAGCCGGAGCCAGTACCCGAACCGACGCCGGAACCTCCGCCGGTATCAGATCGCACGTTCAAACTGCCAGCGGATGGCGCGGTGGTTTCCGGCGTACTCCCCTACGGGGCGCTGGAAGTCACGGGCTCCAATATCGTCAAGGTGGTGTTCTTCGCTGGTTCCACGCAGTTGAACACCGAGACTGCGGCTCCGTGGCAGGGCGGGCCGGTGGATACGACGAAGTACGCCAACGCCTTGCTCACGCTCGGCGCGAAGGTGACTGGCACCGATGGCGTGGTCGAGGAAATCGTGCGGCTGGTGACGGTCGCGAATACCGCACCTGCCCCCACCCCAACACCAGTGTCCTTGAAACTCGGCGTGTATCGCTGGTTTCCTCCCACTGGCCCCGAGGCGGTAGACAAGTTCAGCGCGTGGCTCGGCAAGCAGGTAATGGTGGCGAGCATGTTCTGCGACGGGTCCACGTGGGGCGGGATCGACAGTCCGAATTGGCAACTCGGGCCTTGGAGCTCCTGGGTGAAGGCGAAAGCTGGGCGCAACCTCTCGATCGCGGTGCCGATCGTGCCGCCCGGCGGGTCGCTCGCCGCGTGTGCGCGCGGCGACTACGACTCGCACTGGAAAACGCTAGCGAACAACATCGCGGCCAACGGGTTGCTCTCGGCTTATCTGCGGCTAGGTTGGGAGATGGACGGGGGTTGGTATTCCTGGGCCGCCAACCTGGGGAGCGGCAAGGAAGCGAGCTTCGCCGCAGCGTTCCGCCGCATCGTGACCGTGATGAGAGAGGCGCGCCCGACGAACGCATGGAAGTTCGTTTTCAACCCGACCACTGACGCGGGCAAAAGCCTCTCCTGGCTGCAGAGCGCGTGGCCGGGTGATGCTTACGTCGATGTGCTCGGTGTGGACCACTACGATGCGTCGTGGGCCACGAACACCTATCCGTACCCGAGCACTTGCGATGCAGCCTGCCGCCTGGCTCGGCAAAAGACCGCATGGGACTCGAATGCAGTGAAGCTCAACGTGGTGCGCGATTTCGCGCTCGCGCGCGGCAAGCCGCTGGCGTTCCCGGAGTGGGGCGTCACATCAAGAAGTGACGGGCATGGTGGTCTAGACGACCCATACTTCATACAGAAGATGCACGAGTTCATGTCTAACCCAGCGAACAAAGTGGATCACCATATCTATATGAATATATCGGACGCTGCAAATGCTTACGATTCACGCATTACCGATGACTGGACGGTACGTGATAGTCCGACGGGGCCGACCAAGTACCCGCTCGCGGCGGCGAAGTACAAGCAATTATTCGGAGCGTAAATGGCGATCCTCGACGAAGCCGCGCGGCTCGCGTGCTGGTTGCAGCTCATGCGTGAGAACACGACGACGTTCGGCGCGATGACTAAGACGGAACTGCGCGCGGCGATCGACGCGGCGGATCAGTGGGCCGAGGACAACGCTTCCGCGTTCAACCTCGCCATTCCGCAACCGGCGCGCGGGGCGCTTTCGGCGAAACAGAAGGCGCTACTCCTCATGCTCGTGGTCGCGAAGCGCTACGGGGTACTCTGATGGCGACGATCCTGATTCCGATCGATATCGCTAGCGCGATCCCGGCGAGCACGAACGGCGCGCAGCACAAGGTCGTGGACGGTACGAATTTCCCGGTGCGCTCGCTAGCCTTCGACGGCGGCTCGACCGATGAGGCGGTCTACTTCAACCTCGGCAAATTGCCGAGCTATGGTAGCGGCAACCTCACGCTGTCGATTGACTGGTACGCAGACACCGCGACCTCGGGGAATGTTGTCTGGGGCGCTGCGCTGGCGGCGATTACCGCGAACACCGATACGCAGGACGTGGAAACGAAAGCTTTTGCCACGGCGAACACGCAGCAGGACTCGCATCTCGGCACGACCGGGCAGCGGCTCCATAGCGTCGATCTCGTGATAAGCAACCTCGATTCGCTCGCGGTGGATGACGACGTGTGGCTGCACTTCTATCGTGATGCGAGCGACACCACCAACGATACGATGGCGGGTGATGCGCTGGTGACTGCGCTGCGCTTGAGCTACAGCGATACCTAAACATGGCGCGCGGCTTCGGCACTACATACGGCGCGGCGAGCACAGATCGCATTCAACTGTCGCTCACGGCGAACAACTCGCTGCGATCCTATGCAGTTTGGACTTATCGCAACGGTAGCGGTGGCGGCGGCTTCGGACGGCTTCTCGATAAGTTCACTGCAGACTTGGACATCGAACGCTGGTATTACGACGCCGATACCATCACCTATATGCGCGGGTGGTCGGGTGGATCTGCTTTTTGGAATACGAGCCCCGCGCCAACCATTTCAGAGTGGCATCACGTCGGGGTTTCTTACGACAGTGGATCAACAACCAACGACGCACAGATTTATTTCGACGGTGTAGCGCAAACGATGAACGATCAGACGCCGAGTGGAAGTGTTACGAACAGTTCAGAAGCATACTCCATCGGCAATCGCGGGGATGACGGTGCGCGTGCGTGGGACGGGATGCTGGCGGAGTTTGCAGCCTGGAATGCAATCTTGACAGCGGATGAGTTCGCCGCACTTGGCAAAGGCGTCTCGCCGCTCACGATCAGGCCAGCGGCGCTCGTCGAGTATGTGCCGATGATCGGCGCAGCCAACTCATGGATTGCTGGTGCTACCACTGTGACCGGCACGGCGATCCAGCCACACCCGAGGATGCATTACCCGACGCACCGGAGGCGAACATACGCGGCGCCGGAGATGGTTGCTGCTCTGCCGCTGCGCATAGTGCAATCTAATCTCAGATGGTAGCGGGCGCAAAGATCACCAAGCGTGAGTTCAGGCAGCGGTGCGACGGCTGCGCGCGCTCGACTGAGCCTGGCTGGCTGTGGCTCGGCGGCGGGGACTGGGTTCAGTGTCCGTGGTGCATCAACGGATACGTGACCGGCTTGGAAACCAGAATCGACCCGACGCGAAAGATTTTTTTACCGGGGGTAGTGAATGGCTAAGTACACCATCTCGGGACGCTCTACGGTTGTCGGGACGAACGCGCGCGCGCAGTTCTCACTCTTCGGCATCGCGAGCCGCGTCGGCAAGATTGTCGAATGCGGGCTATTCAATACGTCAACGAGCGCGGTTAACCTGGCTCTTGCGCGGTGGACGGCGGCGACTAACGTCGGCACTGGTCTTACGGAAGTGAAGATGGACGAGCAGGCGCCTGATGCTGAGCTCACCGGCTTTGCTGGTCATACCGGCGACGGCACCGTAGGCAACGTCGTGCGGCAATGCACGCTTGGGGCGGCTGCTGGCGCCGGAATAATCTGGACGTTTGCGCAGGATAACGCGCTGATCGTCACGGCTGGCACGGCGAACGGAGTCGGGCCGTACGTCCCTAACGGCACAGGGCAGACCACCGACTATCACCTGGATTGGCTGGAGTGAGTGCCGATACGCCGCCTGCACCGCAAGGTATTCATCGCCTGGAATAGCTGGGCGGCGGTGCAAGTGGTGTTCAGGGTTGAAATTGCCCTTGGCGTCGCGGTTCATTGGGACAGGCCGATGATCGACTTCTATCTGGGTCCGGTGACGATCGCCCTCGGGCGCACGCCGGTGCTCACGAATCAGCACGAGCGCCTGCGCGGCCGTTGCCGCGGGTTCATCATCGCGGGCTCGCCAGATGAAGCGCTGCTCTAGTGGCTACGACCGGATGGGTACTGCCGACCGCGAACACGGTCGAGGCTGGAAGCGGGACGTGGACGAACGACACCAACATTCGCACAGACGACGGCACGGAGGCGACGTTCGCGCTTACGAGCAAGAACACGAGCGGGATGTGGAACGCAGGACAGACGTTCAACCTTGACTCGGCGATTCCTGCGGGCGCGACCATAGATACGGTCGAGATCAGGGCCGATTGGCGTATCAACTCCACGCCCTCGACGGTAATCGCGGTGCTCGAGCTGCAGGCGTTCGTCAGCGGTGGTGCGGTGGGCACGGTGCGCGCAAACAGTGCGGAGCCGACGACACTGACCACGGATACGTTCGACATCACGGCCGATCGCTCGTGGACGCGGAATGATCTGCTCAACGGCACTTTCGAGCTAAAGGTGCGTGGGCGCAACGGCAACGACGCAGACGACCCGAGCTACCGCGTAGACCATATTGCGGTGCAGGTAGGCTACACGGAGGCAGCCCCGTTTATCCCCTACGCAATCATGGCGCCGTGTAGGCCGTCGTGACGATCAGGGCGATTTACCCTGTCCCATCTTCTCAGGGGCAGCAGTTGCGGCGCGTGCCGATTGTTATTCAGGCATTGACGCCGAGCACGGTCCAGCAATTTGAAAGCACGCTGGCTGGGACGCTTTCGTTTACCGGCGCACAGACGAAGGCGATCAGCGCGCTAAGGTCAGGCGCGCTTTCCTTCGTCGGTGCGGTGACGAAGGCAGTATCGACGGCGAAGACCGCGACGCTCTCGTTTGTCGGGGCGTTGACAAAGCTCACGAGCACGGCGCGGACTGGCTCGCTCTCGTTCTCCGGCGCGCTCGCGCAGAGCTTCGTTTTCGTGCGGTCGCTGACCGGGACGCTCTCGTTTTCCGGGGCGATCACGAAGAGCACGAGCAAGATACTGGCGGGCACGCTCTCGTTCGCGGGCGCGCTGCTGAAACTAACGAGTAAGGGGCTTGCGGGAACGCTTTCATTTGTCGGCGCTTTGTTGAAGCGCACGAGCACGACGAAGACGGCGACGCTTGCCTTCAGCGGTGCACTCGCGGTAGGGCTCCTATTCGTGCGGGCGTTCACGGCGACACTCTCCTTTGTCGGTGGGTTCGCTGGGACGCAGGTGCTGACGAAGGTACTTACGGCGACGCTTTCTTTCGCAGGAGCGGTGACGAAGCAGACGGGCAAGAGCTTCGCCGGCACGCTCAGTTTCTTAGGTGCCGTTGCTCGGGCAGTTTCGCATAGCATGAGCGCGACGCTTGCTCTGGGCGGCACGGTTGTCAAGGCGACATCGCGCGCGCTAAGTGCTGCGCTTTCGTTCGTCGGCGGCTTTATCGGCTCGCTCGTTGGCGCAGCGGCGCCAGGACGCATCCAGTTGTCGGATGCCGCGGCGCCAATCACGGCAGACGATTCATCTGCCGACATTGGCATAAGCGATACCGCAGCGAACCGCATCACTCCGGGGGATTCGTGACCGTCAATGTCTATCAGCGTGGAGACCTGGTGCGGGTAACGGGCATCTTCACGGATATTGCTGGGCAGCTCATCGATCCGACAACGGTTAGATTCAAGGCGACGAAACCATCCGGGGCGCTGCTGGATTACACGTATCCGACAACGATCGTGAAAACTTCTACCGGCAATTATCACGTCGACATCAATGCCGACCAGTCCGGCAAATGGCTTTACCGTTGGGAAAACAGCGGCACGGGCCAAGCAGCGGAACAGTCCTGCTTTGAAGTGGAGCCGTCGCACTTCGTCGCGCCATGAACCTGATTCTCATCACGGCCCCGACCGAGGAGCCGGTGACGCTGCAAGAGGCCCGGCTGCAGCTCAGAGATCCGCCGACGGAACTAAACGCCTCGATCGTGAAGCTGATCTACAGCGCGCGAGAATGGTGCGAGGACTTCACCGGGCGGGCGTTGATTACACAGACCTGGGAGCTCGTACTTCCCGGTTTCGTGGAGTGCATCCAACTACCTCTGCCGCCGCTGCAAAGCGTCGTTTCCGTCAAGTACCGCGACACGGCCAACGTGGAGCAGACTCTTTCATCCTCGGCCTACGAGGTGGCGAAGGACGAATATGGAGCGCGCCTTACGCTTGCGACAGGGTCGTCATGGCCTGCGACTTACGAGCGCGTGGACGCGGTGCGCGTGCGATTCACCGCAGGATACGGCGGGGCGGCTCTTGTGCCTAACGCACTGCAGGCTGCTTGCCTTCTCCACATCGAGGCGCATTTCGACCGCGACGAGCGGATGATGGAAAAGCTACTCGTAGCAGCCG